CTTTTGTCGTTCTGTGGACTTGGGTTTCTTTCTTTTTCCATTAGCTTAAACTTCCATTTTGTGTTCGTTGTATAAAATATTGTATGTCCCAAATTTTAGCTGCTCCTCCGTGAGATTTAATCTTCAAGGTTGCACCATCAGAAACAAAAGAACTAGTTGCATAATATTGCATCATCTTATGCTCTTGTTGAGTTGTATCGTTTCCTTTATAAAAAGGTATTACCATTTCTAAGTTTTCTATTACACCACCATTTTCTACACTCAAGTCTAAATGAGTCTGTTGGGTGTTGGATGCAGATGCCTTAAACTCTACTGTAATAATATAAACATCATTTACATTTTCTACATTTAGTTTTTGTGTTGAATTATCGTAGAAACTTAAAGAAGCATTACTTTTTGTTGTAGTACCTGCATTGTTTGGAATTGTTACCGTAACCCCATCAGACAATATTACTTTTGTAGCATCACTTACCCCAGTGTATTGAGTATCTTGATATCTTGCCCATCCTAAAGTGCTTGAACCTCCTTGTGGATATACTATTACGTTTTCTCCATTATGTCCCATATATAAAGCCTCGTCTGTATGTAACATTGCACCTTGCTCTATATTAACACTATTAACTTCTGCTTGATTGGTATGAAATACGTGAACTTTATAAGAAGTGTTTTTAGTTGTTGGCATTAAATAAATCTTTTAACTTATTTATTGTTTCTTCTGCTTTTAATTCGCTTGATTCGTTAGGTCTTTCTAGTTTGTCAGCAAAGTAGCCTTCTATTGAGAATCCTTTTACTTTGCCTTCTTTAACTTGTTTCCAAACATCTTCGTTGTTTACCTTCATAGATACCATCCAAGTTCCAATAGGTACGTTTAAATCGTACATTCTACTTTTATCTTGTTCAGATTCTACTATCCAACTTTCAACAGCGGTTAATCCTTTAAGTTCTAATTGGTGTTCTAGTGTTGTGTTGTTTTGATTGCCTTTTATAAAGAATAATTCACTTGCTTTACGGACTGTATTTTTAGAAAAATATATATAATATTCTTGTTCTCCGCTGGTTCTGTAAATAGGTTTGTTAGGTATCAAAGCTGCACCCATAAGGATACGCTTTTCCGTGTCTACTTCTGCAAGTTTAAACTCTTGATTCTTTAATGCTATAAAGTCTGATTCAATAGCAGGGTTTTCAACTACACTAATAGCTTCAATTCCTGATACCTCATCTGTTTCGTCTATAAATAGTTCTATTATATCCATAATTAAACAATAAAATTTAGTTTGTTTTGTTATTTATCCAATTGAAGCACCTTCTACAATGTTTCTGTCTAATGCTTGTGCGTTTGTTACATCGTTACTTACAACGTATGCTTTCACAGGTTCTTTTTTATCCTCACCTATTGCTTGTGCTAATTGGTTTGTCTCAGATGCTCCTACTACGTTAAAACTTGGCGCTGCAGGTGCAGATGTTTGTGCCATACTTCCACCACCTCCACCACCACTCATTGAAGTAGATTTAATCTTTGCTATGTTTGTTGCTGCAAATGCACCCGCTAAACCCGCTTGTATAAATGGATATGCAGGGAAAACAGTAGTTATTGGCGAACTTGATGCTGTTTTAAAGGCATTGATTGTTGACTGTACCCCCGCAACAGTTGCTTGTGCTATTGCTGCCGCTTTTGCCACCTTACTTCCCTCTCCTGCTATATCTCCTATTAAAGCTAATCCTTGTTGTGCTGAATCTAGTTTTGCATTTTGTACATCTTCATTAAGTTGTTTTTCAATAGCTAACGCTTCTTTCTTTTTTTCTAATAATTCAGCTATTCTTTCTACTTCTGCTTCATCAGCTTCTTTTTTAGTGTCTGCTAATTCTTTTTGTAAATCTAATGCTTCTTTATCTAAAGAAATTCTATTGATTAATTGTTCAGACCTAAACCCTTCTATTTGTGCTAATACACCTTCACGTTCGTTTTGTGCTTCTAATAAAGCTATATAGTTTTCTTGGTTTTGGTTTTTATCATATTCCGCTTGTGCTGCTTTAATTTGTAAGTCAACATTTTCAAGCATCTTTTCGCTTTGCTCATCTAGTATTCTACCGAGTTCCGTATTTGCAGCAATACGTTGTTCCATTGTCTTGGTCTCGTCATCTCTTATTTGTCTTTGTTGTTCTGCTTGTCTATCGTACTTTTCAATCAAACCTTGATTAATAACAGCAGCTACTTCAGCTTGTTTGTTAAGGTCTACAGTCGCTCGTGCAGCTTCATCAGATGATTTAGCATAATTCGTAATACTATCTACTACATTAGGAATAACTTCCGCTACTTTATCAAATGTATTGTTAACTCCTGTAACTACATCAAATAATTCTTTACCAGCGTTTTTTGCACTTTCAGCTGCTCCTGCAAAATCTCCACTAAATACTTTTACAACTGCATCTCCTAAGAATCCTAAAGCATCTAAGGCACTTTTAACCCTTTCTATTACATTATCTACTATAGCCTGACCAAAGTTCTTTAAAGATTGTACAGGGTCGTTAAATAAGCCTTTAAAATAGTCTACAACAGTTCCTACGTTAGCATCAAGAAATTTAAAGAAGTCATTAAAAGCTAAACTTAATGCTTCAAAGGAAGTGCTAAAAGCATCTGTTACCTTTTGGTTTTCATTAAACACTTCTGCAAGTTTAGAAAATGCTGCAATAGCTAAACCAATACCTGCTGCTTTCATTGCATTACCAATTCCTTTTACGCCTTTTGCAACACCACCAGTAGTTTCTTTTACTTCAGTTAGGTTATCGTCTATACGTTGTACACTTTTAGCTACACCTTGTAAATCTTTTTCGGCTTTGTCTACTTTAGCTTCTAATTCTATTGTCTTTTTAACACTCATAATTCCTTCTTAAATTGTTGATACGCCTCCTTAATTGATTCAGGGTATTTGTTTTTACCTAAAGCTATATCTATGTATTGCCCTTTCCATTTTTCGTTTCTTGCAAACTCTAATAAGTCTAATATATTTTGTATCATATTAACAAGGGTTTTCTTTTAGTATAATTGTAAAGTTTCCTGTTGCTGTTATTGTATCACAAATACATCCGTTTAGATAAACTTGTGAACCTGCTGCGGCAGGATATGTTTTCTCAACACCATTATCTATTGCTGTAATTGTTATTGATGTTGTTTCATCGTTCTGTACAATTATTCTTGCATAAGAATCACCTGTACATCCTAATAAAGTAGCATTTGTTTTAGTTTCTGTTATTGCATCTGCTTTTGCATAGTTTACGCTTATGTTAGTTCTACCATAGAACTTCCAATAAATAACATCTCCATTTGTTAAACCTGTAACTTCAAATGTTATTGCATTAGGTATTTTGTGTTTATTAAATGAAGTAGTTCTAAACGGTACGTTAGTTACATTGCTATTTGCTTTTAATGTATCTACATCTGTTGAGGTTAAATCACTTGCATTTGTAGAATAGAAGAACCCATATTCATCAATTTGTTTAGTCGTTCCTATTGCTCCTAAATCTGTAATTGAATGCTTGATAAATATTGAAGTACTTGTTGCAGTAGGTTGTACTTGATTAGCCAATATAGGGGGTGTTACAATTAATGGTGTATCTATTAATACTTGGTCTGGATTGTTATTTGGTTGTACGTCATCAGGCACAATTTCATTTGTTGATATTATCTCTAAACCTTCTGTGTTACATCCAATATCAGTAGTTAAAATTACATTGTCAGTTGTGTAAGTTTTGGTGTCTACTGTAATACAAGTATTTGAAGGCACAAACTTGTCAGGAACAGTTGGCGTAACCTCAATAAGTTCTCCTGCTTGTTCTTTTATGTTTATTAGTTCTAATGTAGATTGATTAGTTTCAAAGTTTGTACTAATCTTGTTTATTCTGTATAGGTTTTCAAATATCTGTAACTTATCAGCTAATGTTAAATTGATAGTTAACGACAAAGGTAAATATGCTTTGGTTGTTGTTAATCTTCTTTGTGGGTCAAATATTTCTTTAACGTAGTTTTGATAATACTCTGCAAACAATGTTTTCTCAAAAGGAACTAATGCAAACTCATTAGGCTCGGCATTAAAGTTTAAGTTCTTACTATCCGTAATGTCAACAGAGTTAGATGGTATGTAAACACCTGTATGAGAAACTAAATCTCCATCACTTTCTATAACTCCTATTTGTTCGCTTTGTTGTACAGGATAAAATAATAAAGGCTTACCTAGGTTTGGTTCTTGCTTTATGTCAGCACTCCATCCCCATTCCAATTCCGTAAAACTATCCCCATTAATGTCTTTTAACCTTTCATATTTAAAATGTTCTAACGGTATTGTAATAGTGTATGCTTGACCTTCAAACTTTTCAGATGCTTGATACTTTAACGTACCCCATTCTTGGTTAAACAGTTCACTATGGTTTTTAGCAAAGAAATTTTCGTGTCCTTCATATCTTAGATTTACTTGTTTATAAGGCAATACTGAATCAACACTTGATTCTGTTTTATCTATAAACTCCGTAACATCCCATATCTTAGTACTACTTGCATAGAACTCGTCTAGTGTTTTAATCTCTATTGTTCCTTCATCATTTTGAAACGAAGTAAGATTAAATAATTTAAACAAAGAAGTAAGAAAGTCTATTACTTTAATGTCAGGTAATTGATTTGATGCTCTTAGTTGTACATCTGTTAAAACCTCAGCACTACCTGTCCAAGCCACATCTCTCCATCCAAAACCACCTGTTGCTTTTCTTTTTACATAAAATCTAAAATCGTATGTACTTGGTATATCTGATTCTATAGCAAAAGTGTAATCTCCTGCTTCAAGTTCTAAATCTACAACTCTATATTCATTGTTGGAATCTCTTGATACATTGTCAAACCTTTCAAAAACTTCACCGTTCTTATATATGATTAAACTAAAAGGGTCTGCTACTGATGGCGTAACGGTTACATCTAAATATCTTTCTTTTCTTGATGCACCTCCTGATTGTCCCTTTTGTGGTGTAGTAAAGTAGTTATTATATAAATCTATTACAGAACCATCTACACTTACTAAATTAAAATCTCCAACAGGTGTTACATTGCCTTCATCTTCAAAAAGTCCTCCTGTTTTATTATGCAGCCATAAATATAAATTGTAAAAAGGTTCGTTAGTGGTACTAAAGAAATCTTCACTAAATAGCAATCCGTATTGTTGTTCTATTGCTTTTATAATAGGATAAATACGAAGTGCAGGTTTTAATTGTGATAGTTGCAAACCGTGTGTACTTCCCGCTTCGTACGCTATGTTGTTTTGTTTATCTGTATTGTCGTAAGCCGAACCACTTGTAGAATCGTAAACAAGTCTTTTAGTGTGTGTGATTAAAGGAAATATAATAGCATCATTAAAGACTATTCCACCCGCTGTAACATCTAAACCACTTTGCATATAGGTTTTTATGTTAGCATCACTATAAGTAAAATTAAATGAATCTTTTAAAAGTGCTAAAGCGTCCAACTTGTCATCCCCTAACAAATCTTTTAGGTTTACTCCATTACCAAAAAATGTAATCTTATACGTGTGTGCTTTGTTGTTTTTTCTTGTTGCACCTTCTAATTTTATCTTACCTTTTTTAAAGAGTTTGTAGTTTAAATATAATTCAGCATCCTTCTTTTTACGTGCATCATATCCTATTATATGATAATTGTGAAAGTGCTTAAATATTTTGTTGTTTATTTTAGATGCAGGTACATTAAAGGTTCTACTAAAGTCAGTAAATACTTTTTCAATATCTTTTACATCTTGTAAAGTTTGAGTTAGTGTTACTGATTCATCTTCGTATAAATCTACTTCTTGACCCTCTATGTATAATTGTAAGTTTAACATTAACGTACATTATTTATCTTGTTAAAAGCAAAATCAAAATCTATCGTGTAGTTTGCTAATCTATCATTTATGCTTGTTTTAAATGTTAATGTTTTAGTCTTGGGTATTATAGGAAGTGTTTTGGAATCTTTTCTAATCCATACGTTTTCACTAAGGAATAATTCTTCTATTACACTATTGGAATCTTCATTTATAAATCCTGTGTTTAGTGTAATGCTTTGTTTAGCGTTTGTATTGTATCTTTCTTCTTGTGCATTGTACAAAGGGTATTCAACAGAGTTATTTACAACTGTGTTTCTTTTATATCTTTCATCTGTTACATTAAAAGTTTCTATACTCTTTTTAAAACACCACAAGTCTTGGTATGCACCGTACTTATTTACAAATGTTATTTTATAAGGTGTAAACTTAGGTTCGCATATATTGTTTACATTAATTGTTCTTAGTAGTGTAGTATCATCTGTATCGTAAACCTGTATCGTAGAACTATCAGCAGGTATTGTAACGTATTGTATCTTTTGATTGGTATTATCGTTATCTGTTATTTCTGTATCTACCGAATCAATAGTTACTTTACCAACGCCCTCTGCAAAGATTGCTAACTTCCCTGTTGTGCTTTCAGGTAAATAAATTGTATTTGCTGTAATTAAAGCATTACGAGTAAGTTCAGGATTTATTTCATCTTCAAAATATCCGTAACCATCTAAAGCAAGAAATGTTTCAATAGTTGGTGAGCCATAAGTAAATACAGTATCATCATCATCAAATAGTGTAGTTACAGAAGTAACCCATACAGATTGTGAAACGTAATCGTTGTTAAATGTTTGACTAAGGTAGTCTCTTACAAGTTCTGATATTTCAAATAGTATTTTAGTATTGCTACCTACTATATTTTTTTGTAATGTATATTTAAGGTCATTAGAAGTGTAACTCCCTAATGTACCTGTATAAATATATAATTCTAAGTTTGCTGTTTTTAATGCCATTATGCTATTCTTAATGCTGTTTTAGTATTGTAATACCACTTCCAAACTTCAATTATTAATCTTGAACTGCTAATCCTAATGTAATAATCAAATGTTAAATTTTGTATTGGTGTATTCTGTCTTTGTGTTTGAGTTACAAGATAATATACATTCGTACTCGTAGCACCTTGTACAAAATAGTTGGGATTAGCTGAAATACTTGAACCAATCCAATTTGCAGGGTCAGTATCAATAAAATATCCTTTTTTACCAACATAAAGTGCAGTTTTTGGAGCAGTTGGAACTTCATCATAATAACCCTCAATAGAACGCCAATATTGTGTTGCTGAAGGATTGTCTGATGCATTTATATATTCCCATCCGCTACCAATAACTCCATCATTATAATACCAAATATTTGAACCTACAGTAGTAATAGCTTGTATTGTGGGTTGTTGTAAAACTAAATCACAAGAAATATCAGAGCCACCGCTATTTGAATAACCACTTGCGGGAGGTGTTATTGTAAAAGTAACATTTCTTGGAGTAACCACACTAGCAGGAAAAAAGTCTATTGGACTAAATCCACTTATTGTTCCTTTACTTGCATTACCTTTTAAAACTGCACCACTTGTATAAATGGCTTGTCCTGTTAACCCCGCTACATCACAATCAAATAAAGGTAAAGCACTACTTACTTGGTCATAATCTTTAGAGCATTGCACCGTAGCACCTGTATTCGTGTACCCTGTTGGTACAGTAATATCAAAATATAAGGTATGACTTATAAAACTTCCTGTATTGTTAGCTGGTAAACTAGTAATAGGTGTGCCTGTCGGTGTTGTTCTAATATCTCCAACTGTTCCTGTAGAAAGAGGTTTTATTATACTACCATCTTGGTTTACAATACCTCCTTGTAAAACTGCTTCCGTACAAGTAAAAACATCTGTTGCTGTAATTGTAACTTGAATAGATTGTGTAGCACTACAAGTATTATCTCCATTATCAAATGCTTCAACGAAAATATCAACTGTTCCTGCAATATCCCTACTGCTTATAAGTAAGTCATTACCACTCGTTGTAGCATAAACATAGTTAGGGTAAGTATTTGTTACATTATATCCTGCTATTGGGTCAGTTCCTTGTGTGAAGTAAGATGTTAAATCAATAGTTGCTGTATTACCTCCTGTATCAAGTGATTGATTGGGAATACTTCCGTTTGTAGTTACACCACCTGTACAAACTAATTCAGGTTGAGTTGAAGTAGCATTACAATCAATATAATCATTTGCTGCATTGGTAAAGTTAGAAGGTATGCTAATTCTAAATGTAACTGTTCTTGAAGTGTTTGTTAAAACAGTATCAAACTTGCCATCTGCAAAATCTGAATCAGTTGAACTATAAGAGAGTATATCTCCATAAGCAAGGTCAGGTAGGACTACGTTTCCAAACTCATCTACTGCAAACCCTTGTAAAGCAATTAATGCACAAGTTAATTCTACTGATGGTGCAGTAGGCTCTTGTACATCTATGTAATACGGACTTCTTACGTTTATCTTTGTACTCATCTCAATCTATCTTCTTTTAATGTATATGCTAAAAAATCTTCTACGTCTAAACCAAACTTCTCTATAAGTTCATCAGGTAGTTTTTTAAATGCTTGTTCAAATGGTTTAGTAAAAAACAAAGAAGGTTTAATGCCTTTTCTATATATGCTTCTTGCAATTAAAAATCCTATCGTGTTATAGTTACCTTTTTTATATTTTCCTTTATCGTCTCTTAGTCTAAGATTTTTACTCTTTGCCCAATCTGATAATGGTTTTATAGGCGGCATCTTTGTAGTGTAAGAATAAGGTGTATTGTATTTCTTTTCTGTTCCGCTTACTCCTTTGTCTTGGAACACACCGTAATCTTCCATTTCAAACTCTACACTAATAGAATTAGGCATTTCCTTTACATTACCCTTTAAACTATTATAAAGTTCTTTAGAAACGTTCTTTTTGCTTTTAGTTAACTTTGAGCGTGATTGTTGTATCACAAAGTTTTTAAACGCCTCTAATGCTGCTTCTGTTTTCTTTAGTCGCATATTGTCATATCGTTTTGAATTAACACGTCAAATGTTGCTGCCCATCCTGCTAACTTGTTTTCAAACCTATCCACAAATGGTTCGCAGTTTACATCGCCTTCTACTTGATAAAGTTCTGTGTATAGGTCACCACGTTGTAAAGTGTTTATCACTCTAGTAAGTAATGCAAGTTGTGTGTTTAATACATCTTGTTCGTTATCGTTTCCTACAAAGATATCCGTAGTTTTTGCTTTGCTTATATCTACAATGTCCATAGCTAATATAGATACGTTGAATGTTAAAGTCTTACTTCCTACCGTTGTGTTGTTTACTATGATATGAGATAAAGGAAAGATAGTTTGTTTGTTTAAGTCCACATCGTCTAAACTTCCAAACGTAACTGTATTTACAAATGGTTCTGCTATTAAAGCATCTTTTAGTTTATCCGTTAAATTGTAAAAACCTTTCATCTACGTTTTATTAATTGTTTTTCTAGTTCTATTTTATCTTTTTCAAATGCTAAATACATTAAACACTTGTGTACGTTTAGTTTTGTAATGTCATCAAACTTGGTAACATCTTTTTGAGCGAGGTGAGTGATTGACGAATACCATCCCCACTTAGACCCAAAGTTTCCTTCTGTTGAGTAGTCATTTCTCTCTCCGTTACCGTCTGTAAATAACTCAGGATAGTTTGTGTTAATTCGTTGCTTAAATGATAAAAAAAAACCATAGCAGAAAATACTACATCTAGTGGCGCTTCCTTCATTGCTTCAGCATTAGTTCCCTTGTATTCTTCTATTTGGTATTTATGTCCCTTACTAAATGTTACTGGTCTATATAACACACTCATTGCTTTGTGCATTGTTTGCCAATCTCCTAAGTTTTCATCTAAGTCTATATATTCCCCTAGTGTCATATCGTCTAGCACAGGTATAAAACCCATTTTAACGCCTCCTAATTCAAAAGTAGGAATCAAGGTGTGCTTTGTATCAAAGACTTTATTTAAGTGCGTTACAATCTCTTGTACGCTTTTGTATTTAATTGTTGCTACATCCTTTAAATCAAGGTTACAAAATATTTGTACCATCTTTTGAAGTAAGAAAGTACTGTCTTGATTTTCTTTAGTGTTTAGCTTTTCAAACTTTTGATATTGACTTAATGTTATTTCTTTAAGTGTATCAGGAACGTTTATTTCAATCTTCATATTAATACAATAACTTATTTGTTAATTTGTATAAAAGGGTATAAAAGGAAAAAGGTAACATCTCTGCTACCTAATCCCAAACTATCAAAAATGAAAGTCTTAATTTCCTAATATGAATCTATTGTATGCGAATTTATATGCTTCTTCTATTTTGTTTTCTAACTCTATACTGTTTTGTTTGTATGGTATTTGCTTACCTTCTATTTTAGTCTTGCCTTTGTAATCTATGTAAAGTGTAACATCAGAACCTTTATACCCACCTGATTTAGTTGGTTTCTGTACTACATAGATTTCTTCGTACCAACAGGCTTGTCTCATCTTATGATTCAAATATAATAATCATTAAGTACATCCACAAATACATAGACCCGTAAGCTGTTAAACACCAAGCCGTACCTATTGCTATATTTTTATAACTAAACATTGCTCTTAAAATTCTTGTTTCTACTCTGTTCTTTTTCATAATTTAATTATTGGTTAATAAAAAGGGTAGTTACCTCCACCTTTTTTTTTATCTAATTAATTGCATCATTTCTGAAATACCATCTTGGAATTTTGTTGCTCTTTTATAAGCATCTTTACCTTCAAATATTTTTTCTCTAATATTATCTCCAAACTTTATTATTAATTTGTAAGAAGTCCTTTCAGAGTTTGACATTAATCTTGTTGATGTTGTTCTGTCTTTGTATTTTTTCATTTTGTTTGTTTTTAATTATACACCAAATATATAAAACTTTTTTAACATACAAACATTTTATTAACTTTTTTTTAATAAATATAATATTCCCCTTTGTTAGGATTCTCTAGTTGGTCTGTTAGTACATACCTAGCTGCATCTATACAATCTGGATGTTCCCCTGTAGGTTTTTGTAGTGTGTTTCCTTCTTTGTCTTTTGCCCATACATATCCTGCTAGTTCTCTTTTAAGGTTCTTACTTCTTGCTGTTATGTATATTTCGTTTTGATTAATGAGGTTTAATCCGTATACTACCGAATCTCTACCTTTGCTTACACCATATATAGAATGTCCATAACCTTGTAATTCTGCTATTGATTTAGGTTCAGCTGAATCAGCCACAATGTTTTCTGTTATTTCTAATTGGGTTAAGTGTCTACTTATATCCCTGTTAAGCATTCCTTTCTTATATAGAACCTCATCATAAATATATGCATCATTCCATTTGTATAGTGCTATTAATGTTGTAGGGTCTACACTATAACCAAAGTCCATTCCGTATGCTAATAGTCTTGCATCTTCAGGTATTCTATCTATTTCTTTCCAGTCAGGAATACACACACCTTCTAAAGAACCTGTTTCACCAAGACCATATACACGCCACCAGTTATTCCAATATGTAGATGTTTTACCTTTTTCTCTAGCTTTCTCTATTTCTTTTACAATAGTTTGGTCAAGTACTTCGTTGTCTTTATAGGTTAAGGTTATATAGTCTGCATCTTCTTGTCCTATTATCTCTTTGTCTACCCAAAACAAACTTGAAGGGTTATAATCTAACCAGATGTTTCCTGATGTTCTAACCGCTAACTGATTGTAAGCATCAAAAGGTACATTGTTACACTCGTTAATGTATAAGTCTGTTCTTCTTGCTCCTCTTAGCTTATCACTTTGGTCTGTTGAAAAAAACTCTATATAACTACCATTTGTAAAAGTGTACTTTAAAACGCTTTTATTTAGTTGGCTATCATTATACCTACCTAAACCTTTTAAAAGCTGACAGAAGTCTTTAAAAGCACCTCTACGAAGGTGTGGGATAGATTCACTTACTACACTTATTTCTTTACCATCGTTTCTTATAGCATAGTCAATTAAAATAAGTAAAATACAAATAGTTTTGCCTGCAGATGTTCCACCCTTGACTACTTTAATTCTTTTATCTAATTCTAATAACTTGTTTAGTGCTTTGGTTCTTGCAACCTGCATTAAAGAAATATTGGTAAATCTTCGTTGATACTAATATCTTTAGTTTCTCTTGGTTTACCTGCGTAGTAATTGTAGAACAGTTGTACATATTTAAAGTCTTTTTGTTCTAAACCTTTTTGCAATGCTTCAAACGCTAATGGTTCAAGTGGTGTTAGTTTTTCTATAAGTGCTACTTCTTCAGCTTTAGGTTTTCTACCTGCTGATTTGTTGCCACCGTTAAACTTTCTTTTATCCATAATCAAAAAATATCATTAATGATTCTACTATAACAATAAAATTATCATTGTTTTGTTAAACTAAGTTCCTCATCCTCTTAGGCTCGTGCTTCTCTAGACGTGATTTAATAAACTTATATTTAGTTAATAGTGTATCGTATTTCTTAGCTTCTTCTACTAATGCTTCTGCAATACTTTTGTTTACTATGTAAGTGTGTTTTGATTCTAACTTCTTGTATTCTATTTCATAAAATCCTTCTATTGATTCAACTTGTATATCAGGGTTTACTTCTATAACCTTTTGCAACCTGTCGTTTATTATGTTGAAGTCTTGTCTTAGTTGTTTATCATATTCTAACCAGTCTTTTATTTGTCTTATGGAATGCAAAGCTGTTGCGTGGTCTCTATTCATTGTCTTACCTATCGCTTGTAAACTCATTCTACTGTTCTCTCTTAGTAGTTTGTAATAGATTGCTCTTGCTTCTACGTACTTTCTTTGTCGTGTCTTAGAATCTATTTTTAGTTTGTAGTAATCTTCTACTAGGTTTTTAATTAATTTATTTGTCATCTTGTATTTTGTTAATTATATCTTTAATTGTCATATATCCTGATTCGTGTATTGCTTTTAGTATTCCTGCACACGCTTCATATTCTTCTACTTCTTCGTACATATCTATAGCTTCTTCAAGTTCTAATATGTCTTTTCCGTTTGCTATGTCTATTAAGGCGAGTAGGTAAAATTCTTCTATTATATCTTTATTCACTATCTTCTGAATAATGTTTAGGGTATGGTTGTTCTTTTAATAAGCATTTCTTTTTCTCTCTTTGGTCTAAAAACTTTATATATCTAAATTGCCTTAAATTTAATTTTTTTGCTTTGTCTTTGTTTTCTTGTAAATATTTAGCTTGTCCCGCATACCTGCTTGAATCTTTTGAAACGGTCATTTGTATATTGTGATAAACATTTCCCTCTAACTCCCAAAAATCACTCTTATGTTCTCCATAGTATCCAAAAGAACACGCTTGATAAACTATACCAAAACCCCCACATCTTTCATCAGCAAACGATTGAATCCATTTTATCTTTGGAAACTTTCTTCTTATGTATTTTAAGGAATAACTTATAGACCTACTTTCGGGATACTCGCCTACGTTGTCCGCTATCCACATTCTATTTAGTTCTAGATATTCGTTTTGTTTAGTTCCTTCAACTACACTTCCGCAAGATGCAGGGTTCATAGCATATCCATATTGCAACACTCCCTTTATTTCTTCATCAACAAATAAGCCTAAATGTATATACGTTGCGTTATAAAATTTTTTACTGTAGTGATTTTCTACTACTATTTTATTTGCAAGTTTTCTATTTATCTCTTTTATATAAAAGTCATCACTACCAAAACCCAACAACTCGG